TCGTGCCACCAGAGGCAGAGCCATATTGCCAACACAATGAGACAGGCTGCCGTCAGATGAAGAGTGGCGTCTCTGGCACTGGCAAGCCTTATGAGGGTCTTTTCTGTACCCGGCAACCATACAAAGAGCAGTGCACACCAATGAGCCTTGATGGAAGGCCGTGGAAGAAGTCGTGAACGATAGACGGCTGAGCTTGTCAGTCACAGATCGTCAGATTGCATCGCAGGCAGCTCAAAATTTTTTAGCCACGTCAACGGCAAATAAAGAGGGCTACTCTGTTGAACAGGGTTGGAAAAATGAGGAACAACGCAAAAAGACATTAACGCTGTCGTTTGCTGCCGAGATTGGCGTGGCTAAGAAGCTTAAACAGCAATGGAACGGCGTTAACACGGGCAAACGTGTCGCAGATATTGGCAACAACATTGAAGTGCGTTGGACTGCGACCAATTATGCGATTGTCACCGAGAAAGACCGCGATACAGACTTGCTCTTCTTGGTAAAAGGGCAGAGCTTAGATGACCTGTACATTGCAGGCTTCATACCCATCAAGATGGCCAAGGTCGAAGCCTACAAATTAGACCGTGCTGGTCAGACTGTTTCATACTGGGTTCCCGTAGGCAAGCTGTACACATACTTGCCCGATAACGGGGCTGTAAGCAGGTTTATAGACAGGTTCAGCCGCTTGGTGTAGGTATTTACTCAACAGAGTTGGGTTGGGTAGATAAGACCCGATAGTGCCTACTGCGGACGCTATCGGGTCTTTTACTGCGTGTCGCTTGCCATTGTCAGAGCTTTGATTTACCTTTTGCCTTGGTCGAAAGACTGGGGCGGGAACAGTGACGGCGACGGGCGACGGGCAAACCGGAGCAGCCAAACAAGTTCCTTCAAACCTACCAAAACTTTTTTAATTTTGGGGGTTTGGGGGCGTATTCAGTTTTGGCTCTAGGCTCTGGGCAATAGGCAAAAACAAAACAAAAACTAGATAAAATACCCACACAAACTCAGCCAGTGAAGGGTCGCTCATGTCACTTAATATCTCATTGAGTATCGGCCAAGTCGAAACAGAATTGACAACAGACGAGCCACTTTCATTTGACGCAATCGAATCAATCCTTAACCGTAATGTGCAGGCACTCTTGGTAATGTTCAACTCCTTGAGCAAAGAAGATCGAATCTACGCACTGGGATTGGATGCCGATGACGAGACGGATCAAGAAGAGGACGCCTGAGCATCAAAGACACTGCATCACTTGCGATCGCATCTTAGACATCGAGCAATTCACTTGGCTCAATCGCAGCAAAAATAAACGGCGACACCAGTGCAGAGATTGTCGCAATCAGCATCGCTGGTTCATGCGTCGTGTAAAATTAGATTATGCAGAGCTGCTACAAAAGCAGGGCGGCAAGTGCGCCATCTGTCGAGTCGATAACGAGAAGAGTCGTCTATCCATTGATCACAATCATAAGACCCTCGAGATACGGGGTCTGCTATGCCATGAGTGCAACTCAGGTATCGCTTACTTCGATGAGGATACGCAATACCTGATCCGCGCAGCCATCTATTTAGTAGGAGGCCAAGATGCAAAAGCGTTTTCTATTACCAGTAATGATCCTAACTTTGACCTTGAATACCACGGTTGAGTATCAAAACTATGCAAGAAAATTGGTCACACCAAAAGACTTCACCTGCCTAGTGCAGCTCTGGATGAAGGAATCTAACTGGCGGCCAGAGGCCAAGAGTCCAACAAATGATTACGGCATACCACAGCGAAATATGCCGAAGCACACGAAACAACAAATCAAGAAGTTCAGATCTAATCCTATGGCGCAGATTGATTGGGGCGTAGGGTATATTAAGCATCGCTACGGATCCGCGTGCCTAGCTTTACAGCATCATAAACTTCACAACTGGTATTAGGGGCAGCATGGATCTACGGGACAAAGTATCAATCGGTGTATGTTCACCGGGACAATGGCACGCGATGTTTGCTACATCGATGATTGACATCGCACGCAGTCAAGCACAACTTGGTCAACTGATAAGCCTTGAGGGATCAGGTGTTATATCGCGCTTGCGCAATCAAGTCGTGTCAACCTTTTTGGAAAAGACAACAGATGATTGGTTGCTACAAATTGACACTGATCAAATAATCACAGTGGATGCTTTCAAGAAACTGATCAAAGCAGCTGACAAAGATGAGCGACCAATCGTTAGTGGTGTGGTACATGCAGGTTGGGAATCGGGTGAGATATATCCAGAGCCAGTGCCTTGCATCTTCAAGATGGGTGATGACGGTGAAGGTTTGTATGCGCTGCATGATTATCCAGAGGATGCTGTTGTTGAGATAGATGCAGCTGGTACAGGTTGCATGCTGGTGCATCGCAAAGTCTGGGAGGACATGCGCGACAAGGCAGATAAAGAGCATGAGGTTGACAAGTGGTGTTGGTATCGCGATCTACCACTAAATGGTCACTGGGTAGGTGAGGACATACTGTGGTCAATCAAAGCAAAAGGATTGGGTTACAAAATGTATGCACACACTGGCGTGCAACTCAAGCATCATCGCAGGTATTGGCTCAGTCAAGATCATCATAAAGATTACGCAAGGTTCAACAAAGCAAGACATCAAAGCATCGAGCAGACGCTCGAAGTAGCTAAGACGTAGGCATATATGCGCGTTTTTTCCGTACAGGTATGCAGCCGACAGGCCGCGCGTTCCTTCCGTATCCCTCCCCTGTGGAAACCACGCACAAACTTCGTAACAATTTGTGACAAAATGGGTAGATAATGGCAAGCAAACCTAGATACACAAAAATATACAAACAAATAAAGAAAATCGCGCTTGCAACAAATCCGGTCTGTCACTGGTGCAAGTTACGGCCTGCGACGACGCTTGACCATGTGCCACCGCTGGCAGAGTTCGACAATCCTGATCTTTGGCAGGGTGAGCTCTACCCAGCTTGCGCTCATTGCAACTACTCAAGAGGGGCAACCTATGGCAATCGAAAACGAAAAGCCGTCAGACGCAGCCGTAGCTGGTAGGCGCAAGACTGGGAGGCATACGCGCGCCTTGAAACGTATGCTCAAAGGTCGCACCGATATAGATGCCCTAACCAAGTCAACGCTTATTGGACTGACAAGTGCATGGGATCGCATAGAGGAATCTGGCAACAACATATCAAGTGTGCCAGCAATATCTAAGGAGCTGCGAGAGATCTGGGCTAAGTTAGCGCCAGCAGATTCTTTTGAGGATATATGGACACAATGACAGAGTGCCACCCACGATGGGCAACTGCGCGTGATGAATCGCTACCAACTGATGGCCATAAATTAGCTAAGGTTGCAAACCTGATGGGCTTTGAGCTCTTTGATTGGCAACGCAGAGTTGCTGACACGGCTTTGGAACGCAAAGACGGTCACTATGTATTCCGTACAGTAGGTGCAAGCGTTGGCAGACAAGGCGGCAAGAGCAAACTCATTGAGGTGCGTATTGCTTTTGAATTATTGCAATCACGCAAACAGATTGCCTACACAGCTCAAGATCGAGCCATGGCCAAACTCAAATGGCTAGAGCATGTGCAAAGCTTTGAGCGCACTCCACAGATAGCAAGGCAGATACATAAAGTCAGTTATATCAACGGCTCTGAGCGACTGTATATGAAGAACGGATCTAGCTATGGCATCGTAACACCAAACGACAAAGGCGCACGCGGCCTTAGTTTGAATTTGATGGTGATCGATGAAGCCTTGACGCATCCATTGTCTTTGCTTGCATCACTGCAACCAACGCTGGCAACAAGGCGATCTGGTCAGCTCTGGATCGTAAGCAATGCAGGCATACCGGGTCGGTCACAACTACTAGAGCACTTTCGTGCCGTGGCACATACACGCATTGACGACAGGTCAACGCAGCTTGCTTGGTTTGAGTGGTCGCCGTTGCAAGATAAGTTTGATTATCTTGATGAGGCTATATGGCGCGAGGCGATACCTACTTTGGGGCAGACCAGTGGCGTGCTGCTCGATGCAGTGCGCGAAGCTGCTCACACCAGCAGCCCAGAGATCTTTACAAAAGAGTGGCTCAA